TTCCAGGTACACGACCATTCCTGTTGCCCTTCTTCTCTGTAATATCAAGCATATTGTTTTTAAACTGTTTGTTTAATTTTTCCAGTTACTTACGTTATGGATACATCCACTGCCACTTCTGGCAGATTATATCCATTTAGCCACAACCAACTCACATTTGTAAACGATTATAGATGTTAGATATGCGTTACTAATCACGATAGCCTTAATTTATTGGCTATTTCATCGAGACCTTCCACCAAAAATCTGTATCTTTTGCGCTTTACATCGCATTCTCCGATAGCCTCATGCTCTACAGCCACGCTAAAAACCACCTCACATTGCCCCTTTGTCATGCACTCCAGCACCTCTTCTAGCTTCTCCTTCGCTCTAAGACTTGCCTCTTGCTGAGACTCAGCATCCATACCTGAACCTCTGACTGTGGTATCCAGAATATTCCTCTGCCCACTTCTTTGCCAATACGCCAGATATCTTTTCTCAAATACCTTACACGCTTCGAACTGTGCCGGAGTGAGCTTCTCTCTGTGATATGCTCTGTGATAGGGTGTACTCTCCTGATTGACGTACACTTTGCTGTCACCCTTGTTGACACGCCTCTGCTCATACCATCCATGTTGAAGGACAAACCTATTTGGCTTTTCCACTTTTCCTCTCCCTGATCGCAATACCTTTGGATATCCCCCCATATCCGATAATGTCAGAATGGCTATCGAGATGATAAGGTGTTTTCATCAGCCTCGCCACTTTGACCAATATCATCAGTATCGGAATATCAACAGCCTCAACCTTATCCTTACCTCTGAGATACACATTGAACAACTCAGCGATATCTCTCATGTTAGCCAAAGGCTCACCATAATTCTTTCCTCTCTCCGATATCAACTTCCCCACTTCACTAATCAAAGACCCATAATCTACATTCATCTCTCTCACTCCTTTCGTTTTATCGAGGAGGAACTTCTCCCCCCTGTACCTTATCCTCATTACTCATCCCCCCTAAAGGGGGGATGATAGATGAATGAGGAAGAAAAAAAGGTACTTTTCATGTTGAGGTTTTCCTACGTTTTGATGAGGATAGACGAGGAATTAACCCCTTCTTTTTCATCTGTTTTAGCCTCTCCAAAGTCTCAGGTTTCAGCACTCTAACTTGCTGCATCCTCTCATCTTTAGCGATAGGTTTTAGCGCAAATATCTTCTCATAATCATCCTTCGTCATGCTCTACTCCTCTAAAATTTTGTTCCCTTGACAGTAGAATTTTGTCATCCTTCCCTGTCTTCCATCATGGTCTTCATACACCTCCACAACCCCAGTCCGTACCCACTCCTTGAGTATCGTACTCGCCTTACTTCTCGCCAACCGATCACTATCCTTAATATCCAACTCCAACACTTCAATAATGATCTTTCCAGCCCAATTCTCAGCCCTCGGACTATGCTTTGGTCTCTCACTTTCAATCCGTCTCTGTATCCTTCTACCCAACTCCACAGACATCCCAGAGAAAGCATCAGGAAACTCCCACTTCTCTAAAACAGCACAGCTATCCCCATTATCCAGAGCATGAGACTTTTTCTCAAACCACAGTGCTTTGTCCATAGGTCTCGCCAGATTGCTCTTTCCCACCTCAACTCTAAAGTGATTGACATGGCTCTCTAGCCCCGCCTTATCCGCTTCTTCCTTTGTCATAGGAGACAACACCCTGGCACTTCTCACCGCTGCTATAAGAGAAGACCCACCCCTAGCACTTTCAACATTTGTGTCTAATCCATTCCCCTTACGAGTATGATGCACCAACTCAATAGATATCCCACAACTATCAGCCAAATCCGACAGCCTCTTCGCCAATGTCCGAAACACTTCATTAGTCTCCCCAGATGTAGTCATATTCGCCAATGGGTCTGCACAGAAGACATCAATACCCTTATCCTTACAGAAGTCCTCCAACAGCTTAAAACTCCCCTCGTTAATCTCTCCCTCAAATCCTTCACTCAACAGAAGGTCATAATCTCTACCACTGGCGATATACAGATGATCTACCAACTCCTCTTGAGGAACGCCAAAATGCTCACACGTTGCCACACATCGTCTCTGTATTTCTTCCATTGGGTCTTCACCATTGAAATAAAGCACCTTCAGCCTCTCCGTTGGCTCTACACCCAACAGATTACGCCCAGTAGCCATCGCTATCATTTCCGTAAGACACAAGGTAGATTTACCCACACCCCCTGTAGCGATGGTAATACTAGCGAAATTCCTAATATAATGATTGTCATAGAGAAAGCGTCTGGGTGGTATAGTCATTGCGTCTACCACAGTCCACGATTGAAACGGCACTGAACTCTCTGGCTTACACTTTATTGAAGGGGCATCCTTTACAAGCTTATCGAACTCCTCCTTAGACCCTAGCCACCCAAAGTAATCGCTTACATCTTCCTTCTGATTACCCAAAGGCAGATGCACCACCTTCAAGCTACTGCATACACTCTTTAGCTGCTCTACAACCTTTTCTGCGTGTTTACGCCCCTCATCATCATTGTCTGGCACAATGACACAATCTCGACCTGAGAAGTGACTATTTAACTCCACCTTCCAATTACTAGCCCCAAAACAATTCGTTGTAGCCACATACCCCATCTTCGCTAGAGTATTAGCGTCTTTTTCACCCTCGACTATAAAAACAACTTCTTTTGGATTGTCATATATATCCTTAAGTCTGTAGGGTACTTGCACAACCCCCTGTAAATTCCACACATACCCAGTACCATTCATCCGTCTTGGTCTAAACGTCTTAGGCTCAAAACGTACTACCTCATAGAGCGTCTTCCCATCCTTATCGGTGTAAGGGTATATATCTTTAATATTATCTCTTGTTTTTGGCTCTTCATATTTCTTGAGATAGTCAACATGGTCATTGACATATCGCTTCACCAGGTCAATTGTTCCTCCACCTTCGTTGTCCTCATGGCTAAAGAACGTACCCTTTTCCAAATCCACAGACATTGAGCCATACGTTCCAAAGCGCAACTCCTTATCTGTAGACAATTTCTTGTTAGGCTCTCCTAACAAATCCAATGCTATTTCTTTGATATGGTTTTGAATCAAAACAACATTCCCTGTCTGTAAATAGCGTAGCTACTGTCGTATCTATCTGATTTGCCTTGAGGGTAGGGGTGTATTTTGTATTTCAGGCTTCGTAATATCTTCTTACGCTCTGTTTTACTTGCACTGACAAAGACATATCTGTGTTTACGTGGTCTTTGTGCTGTATAAAAATCACTATTAAGTAAGCGTTCTTTTAGAGATAATCGAGTGAGAGTACGACTATGAGCATTACTTCCCTTTAGTCTCCATTCGGTTCTTTTATCTGATAAGCCTGTATAAATAAAATTAGTAGCTTTATATATTGTGCCTACATGACCCATTGATGTATCTGCATACGACACAATAATCATAGGCTTTGGTAATTGCTTCATACTATTTCCAACTAAAAATGACGCTTCATTTTTTTCGTTGTTAAGAAGACACAATCTATTTAATTCAAAAACAATCTCTGAGTATTCCTTGCCACACACACCATCACAAAGGGTAGGGGAAGGGGGCTTTCCGTAGGTGATAACACCACAAATTTCATTGTTCTTAATAAGACCAAACGCAAAACTAATACTTGGTATACGCTTAGCATAATGCTTTTTTTTCAGCCATGCATGAGTTTCGTATCCTGATATCGGTATTACTTTCATGGTAAGTCCCAATAGAAATTTTGCACACTCCTACAATTCTTTTTTGTAGATATTGGGTCTCGTACCTGATTAATAGCTTTTGCAAGACGCACACACTCCGCATGATTATCAAACACCAAGCGATGCACTTCGACATTAGCCGTTTCAATATCAGTTATCGTTATCAGATACATTGTGTATGTTATTATCTTTAGCATAAAAAAAGAGGGGGCAGTTACGCCCCCAAGTTCACAGGTATTCGTTAAAAGGGTATCTCGTCATCTTCAAGACCACGAGCAGCGTTTGTGTCCTCAACCACAACGGCATCCTCTTTTACTGGTGGTCTATCGGTCATCTCACGCCATGTCTTCACCTCAAACTCTGGTACTCGCGTATCGCCCTTACCAATCTTTTCTAATCTTGCGCCTTTGTATTTAAGATGTACGCCTTTGCCCTCATTCTCTTTCCACTGAAGACCAACGACATTCCACAACTCAGAAAAGCCCATCATAACGCCAACTCCATTTGCAGACCATTCGCGCCATCCCTTATCCTTTATCTTTAGCATCACTGAGAACCCACGCTTATGATCTGGGGAAGGTTGCGGTGTTTTTTTGCCCAAACCAGCATCCCATATCCATTCAGGAGCTTGCCCTTCGGCTATCTTGCCCCAACCCACCTTTAAGGTACTTGGGTCTAACAATACATCCTCTAGCTGTATTTCATCGCCATCAGCTATCCACGCATTAACGCTAGGCTTGAAGCGTATATACTCACTGTTACCCTCACTCATTAATCCTAAATCAATGACTTCATTCATCACTATCTCCTTTTACTATTTCTGTTTCTGTTGCTTTGAAGCCCAGCATCCAACCCATGTCTTTTGCGAATTGGATCATGACTTCCTCAGGTATTACGTAAAGCCTCTTTTTGGAATCTGCTCTACATATCAACATCTGAGCGTTATCTTGCTCTAATGCTTTATAAAGAAACGTAAATCCAGTTCCGTTCTTGCGCCTCTTTACTTCCACCCTGAGTCCATTCAGCCGAATATCTCCGGCTAAATCTTTTCCGTAGTGCTTGAAAGCACCGCTGGCTAATATTCTTTTGCATGGTACGCCTAGCCCTTGCCATAGCTTGACTATCTCTCGCTCGACCTCATAGCCTCGTCTTTTATTCGTCACCATAATAGATATTCCTTGCATTGGTTACGGCATCAGCAAGGTTATCTTCTTTGATCTTTTGCTTGAGCCTTGCCTGTATTCTGGCGTTCAATCCTTCTCTGAGAACTTCATCTGCCACTTGCGACATAGACTTGTAAGTATCCGCTTGCGCTTCCTCCTTGAGCATCTTTCGCGTCTCAGGACTCAATAGTAAGATTTGCTGTTCACTTTCACTCATGCCTACACCTTATATAATTTTTATATAATATATATATATTGTACTTGAAAAAGGTTTATAGATGTATAGAATGGGTTAATAGATGTAACATTTACGTTAAAAGGAGAAGGAAATGACAATGAATATAAAAGTGAATGAAGAGTTTTATGTAGAGAGGTATGATTTTTTTGCTTGTGACCTCAAAGGAAAAACCATTGTTGATGTTATTGAACTTGATATTGGATTGGCTGTTAAGTTCAAAGAACCAATAGAAGGTGCTGAAGATTGGGATAATGAAGTCCACTTCTATGAAGAAGGACATTCAGAAGACCTCAAAAAGATCAAAAGAATTATAAAAGAAGGAGAAGGAAATGACTAAATTTAAAGTAGAATGGAAAGAGGGTTATCCTGAATGTGACCCACAGATTGTATCGTTGGAAGAGTTAAAACAAGAGCATTGGAATTTAGATGCCTATGGGGTTGACGTAATTAGTAATCTTTGTGATCTAGATATCAATGAAAGTTTAGATGTTGTTGGGGTCACAGACAAAGTGACGTTCACTAGAAGCCAATAACAATGACACTTGCCATAGGATACAAACGTATCCGTCATGGCTCTAATGAAGGGGCAACGCTTGACGAGGAGATCGTGGAGTTTTGCAAGACCCTTGGGTTAGAGCTACTAGAAATATTTACAGACACATTTCGCAGTGCTGTAACGGATAAAAACATCTCTGGACTCAAAGAAGCGATACAAGGCGTATTCGTAAATAAAGATTGCGTCTTAGTAACATCAACGCTTCTGGAGATGGAAGAAAACCTACCTTGTGTGGAGTACATCATAAAGACAAGAGTGCCAATGCGTTCCACCAAAGACCCTGACATGGATGTTGTGTCAGTAAGGGGATTTATTCACAGAGCAGAGAAAATGATTATTCATAGAAGGGAGAAACACGCTCAACGAATAAAGAGGGGGCATGAACACGCTAGACGCTATGGAAAGAAGTTTGGCAGCAACAAGATACTTGAGGCTGTAAAGAAAGCCTCTGTGGTCAAACGTGAGTCAGGTGATGCGTTTAGACGCAAGATAATGCCTCATATAAACGAAATAATGGAGAAGGAAACACCACCAGTTACCCTTGCAATGATTAAGAGGGGATTGGAAAAGAGAAACATTGTCACTCGGACTGGGAGTAGAACGTGGCACGTAACAACCATTAGAAACTATCTCAGGAAGGAGAGGGGCGATGAATAAGATACACGACACAAATATGGCAGAAATTGACATGGTATTTAATCATTACAAAAGAAAAGTATTAGCCAACAAATGCACAAGAGATATCCAGATATTCCAGATGCTCGATCAAATGCTTCATGCTGGTTCTGATACAGAAAGAAAGATGGTGGAGTGGTGTAACAATGGTAAATATACTCGTGTCTTTTTGAGAGTGTGTGCCGAGGCGCATTACAACAACACCTACACCTCAATAGGGGAAGTGACTTCTAGGCTAGCATGCACAGAAAAGACCACGAGAAATTTGTATTCCCAGGCTCGTGACATGGGTATGGTTGAATTATGTTGCAC